TTTACTTTTATTTTTTATTGCAAGATCATATAACATTTTTATTTTTGCTTTACCAATATTATTTGTGTAATGATAAATTCTATAATTATTACCATTACCCCTACAATATAATGATAATAATGGTAGTGGATCAGGTAGACCAAACATTTCTGTAGGAGTATTAAACAAATCCTCAATTGTCTCTTTTTTTGAGTTATACATACCAGGTAAAGTTGAATAAAATTCACCCACACATTTAACATGTAATTTTTGGAAAAAATATAAAAAGGCTTGATTACAACCAACTCTCATACATTCACCAACTCTTGATAATGCAGCATCCATATCTGTTTTATAACCAACACATGGTAAATTTGTGTTTATCTCTTTTGATTTTTTTATCTGTGGATATAACATTACACCATTAAAAGACATTTGTGAAACAAACTCCATAAAAACTAATTGGCAATTTGTTTTTCTATCGCTATCATTGTAACCATGTAACCTCATCATTATTTTATGGAAAACTCTAAATTTTTCAAATTCTCTTATATCTGTATATACACATACAACAACATAATCATCCGAATGCTCGAGATGTTCAATAAATAATTTTGTATTTGGATATATTTTTTTCCATAAATTGTATGTATATTTTGTGCAACAAACTGCTTTGTAAGATGATGAATAATTAAACATGCCTTGCAAGAAATTTTGTGTACTATGTATCTTACCATTATTTTTATTAATATGATCATGAAGAAAATTTAAGGTTTTGTTTTCTGGATTATTGTTTGGGAAGACAACCTTATTTATTATATCAGTTGGTATTTGTATATACTTATCACTCCAAGAATTAAAGGTTGATATCAAGACCTCATACATATTTTTTGGTAACTTTTCCTTCATAGCATATACCATTGTCAAAAAAGAACCCATTGTTTCTGCAGCAGACCATTTTGTACAATCACCATTAACAAAACAAATATTATAATCATCATCATATGGTAAATTTTGATAAACCCTATCTAACATTTTTTGCATATGCAATGTCTTAACATCTCCAGGTATAGATATGGCTTCATGTGGTGATGATTCAGACAATTTTCTAAAAAAATTTTCCGTACATCTAGCTAAAGCTTTTGCACCAATATTTATAACATAAAACTCTCTTTTTGAGCCATATTGTGACTTGATACAGATATCTGCTAAGACTTGAGCATTATTAGTGCAAACAAAATCATTTGCAAGATTAATTGTTCTTTCAAAATTTTTGCTTGTATCAACTATTTCTAATATTGTTTCAAAAACTTTTTGTCTTGGTTTATG